TGGCCGATAAAGGCAAAAAAATCAAAACATCTGAAAAACAGTACGGTTGGTGTGAAGCAGAAGAAGGTTGGCTGCCCATGACTGAGTGCTCAGGTTGTATACATCACTTCTTTGACGATACCAGCCGCACCAGTTATTGCAGGTGGGAGAAACCAGTTAAAACAATAGAGAAAAAACCTAAAAAGAGATGTCCTCTCTTAAAAACCCGTGTTAGAACTGACGATCAAATCGGCGGTGTTACCGTCGAGTTCGAAGAAGAACTACAGGAGTGCATAGAGGAAAGATGCGCCTGGTGGATAGAGATAGGTTGTGCGATATATCATATCGCCTTTCTCGATCTCGAAGCCCTAAGAAGATTGGTCGAAGGGAGGAGGTGAGACTATGACACGACTTGAGAAGGTTATAATGGATGACTACAGGGTGGTGAAGGGGGGGCAAACACTGGAACTGAATAAAATATATAACATGGACTGTTTAGAGGGCATGAAACTAATACCAGATAACTCAATAGATTTAGTAGTTACAGACCCTCCATATAAAACAACATCGAGAGGTTCAAGTGGTGGAACAGGTGGAATACTGAAAGATGAATTGAATAAAAAAGGCATGGTTTTTGAACATAATAACATTAAGTTTTACGAGTGGTTGCCAGAATTGTATAGAGTATTAAAAGAAAGTTGTCACGCTTATATTATGACAAACAATAAAAATTTAAAAGATATGTTGATAGAAATTGAAAACGCTGGATTTAGTATATACAAAACTTTAATTTGGGCTAAGAACAGCCCTATTACGAACATGTATTATATGGATAGTCACGAATATATTGTATTTTGCAGAAAAGGTAAAGCAAAACGAATTAATAATTGTGGTACTAAAAGCGTTTTAAATATTGACAATCCAAGAAATAAACTTCACCCAACAGAGAAACCAATAGAGTTAATGAAAATATTCATAGAAAATTCAAGCAATGAAAACGAAATAGTTTTAGACCCTTTTATGGGAGTGGGAAGTACAGCGTTAGCTTGTAAAGAATCAAATCGACAATTTATCGGCTTTGAATTAGACAAGCACTATTGCGACATAGCAAACGAGCGTATTAATGCTTTTATGGTTAGGAGGTGAAGGCATGATCCAAGTAGGAGAATTAGTGTCTTGGGAAACCCGCGCTGGCGGGAGAAGGAGACTCAAAAAGGGTATCGCAAAAGCCGTTATCGAACCCGGGCAAAAAGCTACAGAAGTTTATCCAGAACTAGCGTGCGTACCTTCGACAAGAAGGAATTTTAGGCTCATACGGAAGGAGTGTGGGTGACGGTAAATGATCTGCCCGTTATGCGAAAAGGGAGAATCGTTTACAAATAGCGGAAGAATAGAAATGATTGTAAAACCCATACCTATTGGAGATACAAAAGATTTTATTTTAAAAAAGCATTATGCACAAAGGATGCCAAGTATCAGTTTTGCATATGGAATGTTTATAAATAACAAGCTAGAGGGAGTTTTAACAATAGGTAAACCTGCCAGTAATTCACTTTGTATAGGGGTTATGGGTAAAGAATATAAAGATAAAGTATATGAATTAAATAGATTAGTAATAAATGAGGGTTTTCCTAAAAATACATTAAGCCAATTTGTTGGTAAGGTGTTAAGAGATTTAAAAACAAAAGATTTAATTTTGATAAGCTATGCGGATGAAGGAATGAAACACAAAGGGTATGTATACCAAGCTACTAATTGGATATACACAGGAATGACAAAACCTAGAACCGATAAATATACCCCCAATGGTAAACATTCAAGGCACTATACAGATGAGTTTAACCATCTAAGAAAATATAGAACACCAAAACATAGATATGTATATTTTACCGATAGGAAAAAAGCCAAAAAATATATCTCATTACTTAAATATCCAATATTAGAATATCCAAAAGGAGAAAATGGGAGATACGAGTTAGGAACTAGACAAAAGACAAAAATACTAAACACTATCACAGGTGAAATATTTTACGAATAAAAAGTTTTAGATTGGAGTATATGATTGAGGATGTTGATGAGCGTACTATGAACAGAGAGCGAAGAGGCGTAGAAGGTACAAGCCGTGTTTAATTCACAGAATAGGAGGGGTAGAAATGTCTAAAAATCCGCCTAAAACCGTTATTTTCCCGTATCCGTTCAAAGAGCAGTGTGATATGGCGCTTTGCAGCAATCCGAAGAAATACACTATTGCTGCTGAAGGAAGTGCTCCAAGTCTCTTTTTTGGTATCTGTGAATATCATATGCAATCCCTGTTAGATGCTATTATTGAACACCTGGAACTAGGACCCATGCTGGCAAAAAAAATGAAGCTACCAACCAAGCTGACTGATACAAGAGAAGAAGCTGATTTATTAACTGCCAACCCGACTGATCAGTTAGATACCAACCAAACCGAGCAGTCCGATAAGAACGATGAAAGTAAATCTCATAACAGAGATACCGCTATTTGCCCTTATTGTAACAAACCATTTAAAGCCAGCGAATTGCGTAAGCATATGGAAAAATGTAATGCGGGACAAGATAAAAAAAGAAGAACAACAAAAGAAGGATGAACAGTCATGAACTTAACAGTTATTTGTGTGGCTGTTGCGTTTGTCGTTATCATCTTATTACAAGAATATCTTCATTATAAAGAGCGACAAGATCTCTATAATCGAATTATGGCAAAAGACTATATAGAATACAAAGCAGCAGATGGAACGCCGCCGAAGGGCAGAAATGGGATTAAAAAGAACCTAGAAAAAGCGAAAAAACCTTTATAGGAGCGGTTAGTTATGCAGGGACCTTCAGATAAAGAGCATTCAGAAAAGCGCATGAAACTGTCTAGCGAAGAATATAAACTTATCGAGCTGATAAGGCAGATCGAGTGGGGGTCCTTTTTTGTGCAGGTTAAGCGATGTAAGCCGGTAATGGCGACAGAGATCAAGAAGGATATAAAACTAACAGAAGAAAAATAAAATATTGCTATTATCATTCCAATATGTTATGATATAAGTGGTAAAATGTAATATTTAGTTTCCTGGACGAGGAAAACCCGACAGGAAGTTTCGGCGCAAAGCGCGCTGAGGCTTCCTGTTTTTGTTTGTGGGGGGCTGGAAATGTTCGATTCCCTGAAATCTGCTGTAAAAGAAGGTATTGGCCGTGTAGTAACCAAGCTTTCGCCAAGCAAGTTTGGTTACAAAGAAGATCTTATTTCCTTTGTAGAGCAGGAATTTACACGGCGCGAAACAGAGCGGCGGCCATACGAATTGCAGTGGCGGCTGAACCTTGCCTTTCTGGATGGACAGCAGTTCGTTGATATAAATGAAGGGCTCATGGATTTAGACGAGATCCCCAAAATGTATTGGTGGCAGGAGCGGGAAGCGTTTAACCATATTGCTCCCATTATTGAGACTAGAGTAGCACGCTTTTCCAGGATGCAACCGAAACTCAAAACCAGACCTGCGACCAGCGAAGCGACAGACATTTCAAGCGCAAAAGTCTGCACTAGGTTGCTTGAATACACTGCAAATGAGCGTTTTCCGTCAGAGCAGAAGCAAACACTGTTCCAATGGCTAGAAAGCTGCGGTTCTGTTTTTATTAAAAATATTTGGGACCCGAAACTGGGCAAGCGGGTTGGAGAGATAGATATTGGCGTAGAGACCAGAGAGCGGCCTGAAGAACAAAAACCAATCGAAGAACAATATAGGTTCAACACAGATGATTTAAGCGCAACAGGAAAACTTGCAGCAGATCAGATCGAAAAAGAAGAGATCGCAGAAGATACACAAGTAGAAATTACAGATCAAGGCACAATAGCCGAAACTAGAATACCTCTTTACGAAGGAGACATTAATCCGATTCTAGTTCCTCCTTTTGAGATTTATCCTGATTCCTGCAGGAACCTGACCATAGAGGACTGCAGGAGTATCATCCACGCGAAAGCCTATCCGGTTGATATGATTTACGAAATTTGGGGCATACAAATAGAGCCGGAGCCTGTAGATGCGATGGGAAGCACAGTTGCCTCATGGGGCAGTGCCGGATTAGGTTACGGTTCTTCTTACTTCCATAGTTCTACCGGGCAATTAGAAGGTTATGCCCGCGTTATCGAATACTGGGAACGTCCTACCTTGAGATACCCAAACGGCAGACTGATTGTTATCTCTAATGGGAAACTGCTTCATGTCAGCGATCTACCTTTTAAGGTTGGCGTTGACGGCGAACCTGATCTTCCCTTTGTGAAATTCGATTGCATTAAGCGGCCAGGTTGCTTTTGGGGAAGAACGATCATCGAAAGGCTTATTCCTGTTCAGCGCAGATACAATGCCCTTCGCAACCGTAAAGCAGAGTATTTGAACAGGTGCGCTATTGGCCAGTTAGTTGTTGAAGAAGGCTCTGTTGATCTCGACGATGTTGAAGCCAATGGAGCAGCACCAGGTTATATCTTTGTGAAAAGACAAGGTGCTGAAGCACCTCATTATATGCAGAATCCGCAATTACCCACAGCATTTAACACCGAAGAAGCTGAACTTTTGAATATGTTTACCATCATTTCTGGCGTATCGGAAATCACCCGTCACAGCAAAGCACCACCAGGAGTTAAGAGCGGGATAGCGATGGATATTGCTATCCAGCAGGATGATACCAGGCTTTCTCACACTGTTGAGAACTACGAAACAGGCTTAATCAAATGCGGCAAACAATGGTTGCGCCTTTATAAGCAAAAGGCTAAAGAGCCGCGACTGTTACGAACTGTAGGCAAAGACTTAGAAGTTGAACTGCTTGAATGGAGCGCGAGTGACATCCGTAGCGATGATGTGGTTGTTGAAACTTCATCGCTTGTTGCAGAGACCCCAGCACAACGCAAACAGATGGTTTTCGATCTGTTAGCGGCCGGACTGTTCAATGATCCGGAGACAGGACGATTGACTAAAGAAGGGCAGGTTAAAGTCTTTGAGCTTCTCCAATTTGGTGACTGGGAATTTTGGGACGATGTGGAGCAACTTCAAATTTCCAGGGCAGAAAAGGAAAACAAGCTAATGACTGAGGGGCAGTTACCCCCAATTAAAGACATAGACGATGACACTCTTCATATTAGCCGTCATAACCGATTTAGGCTTACCGGCGATTTTGACCGATTGAACGCTAAAACAGGTGGACAAGCAGAGCAGATATTCAAATTGCATACCATGATGCATTTGGAACGGTTGCAACGGATGGCTATGCAGCAGCAAATGGCTATTATGCAACAGGCGATGGCTGCAAGACAAAATACGCCGGAACAAACCGGCCAGGAGGTATAAATTTATGCCAATCAGTGGAGAGGATGTTTTTGATCTTCAAATCTTTGCGGAAACAGCGCAAGAACCGGGAACGGAGCCTGTAGGGGTGTCGCAAGGCGAATCTCAAGGGGAACCGCAACCTGAACAAAGTTTAGAAGGTATTTTAGCCTCTATCTTAGGGGCAGAACAACAACCAGCGCAGACGGGGCAAGAACCTCCGCCAGCGCAGGGAACCGAAACAGAACAAAGTATTACAGAATCTGCATCGCAGCAAACCGTTGAGCCAGGCCAACAAACCACTACGACACAGACAGAACAGCAGCCAGATCCGATGCGGCAGATCCTTGAACTACAACAACAACAGCAGCAGATGATGGGGATGTTTGCTCAAATGATGCAGCAGAACCAGCAATCCGAAGAACCCGAACTGGAGCTTGAGCCACCGGAAATGTTTACACCGCAAATCCCCGAAAATCTGCCGGAAGATCTGCAAGAAGAAGTAAACGAACTTTATCTTGATGATCCGGCAAAAGCATTAGCAAAGGTAGCTAAATGGCAGCAGGAGCAGCTAATTAAGCAGCAGCGAGAACACATGATTCAGCAGCAAAAAGAACAGTATCGAAGGCAACAAGAAACACAGCAGCAGTTTGTGCAAGGCTTTACCAAACTCATTCAGCAGCATGGCAGACAAGCAGTAGATGAACTAGGACCCAGGATTGAACAGATCATGCTCAAAGAGCATCCTGAATTGCTGAACTTTCCGCAAGTAGGAGTGCAAGTGGCCTTTCAACTTGCACAAGCGGAGAAAGCGAAGCAGACAACACAGTCAGATCCAGCAACCTTTTTGCAGCAACCGAATATACGACAAAAGATCAAGGATGCCGTAAGACAGGAGATTATTACTGAATACCTGCAAGGGGTGCAAACAAACAACCAGGCACCGGCAACCATAGCTGGACAACCTGGAGCAGCCCCTACAGTAACGCCTCCTAGTAAGCCGAAGACCTTTGATGAGGCTGTGGAGGCGATGTTGAAGGCGCATGGCAGTAGTTAATACGTTTCAAGGAGAGGATAAACAATGCCAGGAATTTTGGATATTACAGCAGCCGATAAAGCGTTAAAAACTTATTTTTTGGAACCTTGGAGATACCAGCTTAACGAAAGAAGCTCTGGCCTTTTGGCACAGATAGAGAGAAATAGCACATCTGTTGTAGGTAAGAATATTGATATGCCCTTCCGGTATGGTCGCAATGGCGGCTACGGTGCGGGAAATACCCTGCCGGAAGCCAATAGCCGGAAAACCGAGCATGGTGTTTGGGAAACAAAGGATATTTACGGACGCATTAAGATCAGCAACAAAGTTATTGAGGCATCTAAATCCAATCTTGGTGCTTATGCTAACATGCTCAAAACCGAGATGGATGATTGCTTGACCGATGTAAAAGAGAACTATGCACGCCAGGTTTTCGGTGACGGTTCAGGCAAAATAGCTACAGTTACCAGTGTGAATAATACCGGGGATGTATCTGTACTGACCATTGTACCTGTTAACGGCCTTTTCGGGATCGATGTCTTTGCAGAGGGTATGTTGATTGACATTTACAATTCAACTGGCTCTACAAAACGTAATACTAACCCTGTTGAAGTAACTATTGTTGATGATGTAGAGAGCAAGATTACTCTCAGTGTAAAGGATACTAACATTGTTAAAACTGACTT